CTGCGCAATCGGGGGTATATCACCCCCGACGCGGTCTGCCTAGCGGAAATTACGCGAGGCAAGCCGGGCAGATACCGCCCTTGAGGTCTATCGTACTGGTGCCGCAGACATCGCAGTCAGCCGCAACGCGCTTGGGAGCCTTGGGCGCGGGGGCCTTTGGCGCGGCTGCTTTGGCAGCTTTCGACGGGGTGCTCTTGGTAGTAGCCATCGGGTTCTCCTGTCTAAGGAAAACGGCCCCGGAGCGTTAACCCCAGGGCCGTCAATGTTTGCGCAGAATATCAGTGTTTCACCTCACAGGCCGGCGGTGCCGTACATGGTACGCGGGTCGGTCCAACCGCTATCGTAGCGCTCGGTCGCCTTATACCTCATGCTATCGGTCTCGAAGTCGCCCTCCATCGAACGCTCCAGACCCCGACGCTTGACCATCTTCATGCCCTCGGGCGCGTCCGTCTGGATGAACCAGGCAGTCGTCGAGGTCATGCGCGAGATGATCGCGGCCCCATCCGGCAGCAGCCCCTTCGACTTGACGGGGTTGATGTCGTTGTTCGCCGAGCCGGTGCGCAGGGCCGAGTTGAGAATCACCTCAGCCTGCATCTCGTTCGACGGGGACGTGACGATCTTCTTCGGCGTCAGACGGATCTTCTTGCCGTTGTTGTCGACAGCGCCGCGGATCTGGATGAGCAACTGCTCGACCGAGGTCTGCGACATGTTGGCAGCGGTCGCAAGCTGGTTCGAGAAGGTGCCCGTCGCGATCGGATGCGACGCACTGATGAGCGATACGCCGTCGCCACCTGTGTACGAGCCGTTGAAGGCCCGATTGAGGTGGTTGGCAGCCAGCGTCTCCTTCGTCTCGATCAGCGACTGCGCCAGGTGACGCGAGTAGCTCTGACCGATGCGAACGTGGTCGCCGTCTTCCACAAGAACCTTGGTCAGCGCGAACGCGAGGCCGTAGACCTTGTAGTTGTACCGCTTGAGGAACAGCACGCCACCCGATTGATAGGTGACGGGCATGCCGTCGGGCAGTTCGGGAGCAGCCCCGAAGCCGTACCAGACGTTCTCCTCGTGGTATGCGCGCGGGGTGCCCGTGATCTCACGGAACACCTGCTTCCACTCGTCAGCGCGCTGATCGTACACGCCGTTGAACGATTCGGAGAGAATCGGCTCGACGACGGAACGAAACTGAGTGCTATTCATAGGGACAGCCATGGCTCAGTCTCCCTTAGTACGCGGCCACATCAGCGACATTCTGGTGTTCGCTGATCTGGACCTGCACGATGACATAGGTATCACCCCATGCGTTATCAGGCCCCGGAGTGAGGCCGATGATGCGCAGGGCGGCGTTGGCGGCTGTGGACGCTACGTCGAGCATCTGACTTCCGAGGCCGGTGGTGGAGTTACCGGAAGCAGCTGTAAAGTCGAACTGCTCGCCGATGTCCGCCTTGGTGACAGCCGCGTTAGTCTGGATGTTGTAGACGATGGACGGGTCCAGCGTTGCGTAGGCAACGATGTCCGTGCCAGCCGTGCTGGCGGTCCACTTGTTCGAGAACGTCCGACGGCCATTGCTGTCGGTGTACTCAACGCCCGCGAAAGTACCAATGAATCGGTCGTTCACGGCAGCCGCTTCGAGGACGCCGTCGGCGCCGATCTTCACAGGCTGGTTCTGGTAGATAGTAGTCGCATAGCCGGTTGCGATCGAATACGCCGTGGGGCGAATAACGCCACTCGGAGAATACGCCGGCTGAAGCCCAAAGGGCGCAGAGGTCGAAGACATGACTTTCTCCCTTGCGAGAGGTTGCACCTATGCCTTCATCAGAATGTATTTGGGTAAGAGTTCAGCCCGAGAACACACCCCGCGAAGGCGCGGATTGACGCATTTCCGACAGGCCGTCGCCCTCCTCCAGCTTTGCGCCGCGTCGCTCGACATCATCGCGTATGCTATCGACCCAATTGCTGAGTTTTTCTTCCTCAGAGCGAGGTGCGTCGTGGTGCGCCTCCTGCATGAACGCCTCGTAGAGGCTCATCGGGATTCGCGCCGCAAGCATCTCGTTGATACCGATAACCCCGGCGTACTCGCCAGTAGGGATAGCAGCGTCAACCAGGCCGGGAGCCATGTCGGGAGTGAGCAACTCGTAACCAAGCTGCAACCGCTTCCGAATAGGATCACGCGGGTTCGTCGTAGTCAACCAGCACACATGATAGCCGGGCGTGTTCGGCAGGTCAGGCAGTGCGTCATTGAACAGAGTGTTCCTGAACATCTCCAGTCGGTCTTGCTCTGTGAGTTCGCGGTTTTCAGTGACTTCACGGTCCTGAGAGCGCCGGGAACTCTTGCTACCAACAAGGTCCATGCCAGAATCTTTTGCGAGACGATCGTCTTCCATTGTAAGCCTACCCTTTCCTTATTGGCCGGCCGAACTGTTACGATCGTAGTCGGCATACGCTTTGATCTGTCGCTGTCTTGCTACAGGATCTTCCCATATACCGCCGTCGATCATAGCCTGCTTGCGTTCCGGTGACAAGTAGAACTGCCTTTTTCCGCCGGGGGTGACAGATTCCCCCCTCTGGCCCATTGGCGGCGACTTGCGGCCTGCTGTCTTTGCCGGCTGCTTCGTCGTCGCTGCGGAGCCGAAATCAACCACGTCGTTGAGTCTGCGGGTCATCTCCTGCCAGTAGGCCAACGTACCGCCATTGTATCCCTGCTGAGTAAGCTGCGCGGCGATCTGGCGACAGGCAAGGCTGTTCGGATCGCTGCCGGTGTCCGAGTACCACGGGTTCGCTTCCTGCCAAGCACGCGCCAGTTCGAGTGCTGCCGGATTGGGCTGCGGCTGCTGCGCCTGCACGGTCTGCTGGTAGCGGACCTGCTGAAGGTTGTTGAGCACCGGCTCAAGTTGCTGCACCTCCGCGATTGCCGCATCGCGGATGCGAGTGGCTTCCATCACGTCCGAGATGCTGCCCGCGTCCTCTGCGCGCTTGCGGATCTCCTCCGCCTGCGCCGCGCGGTGCTGTGCCTGCGCGAGGCGCATCTCCAGCGTGGCAGCGTTCATCCCGAGGGCGTTACTCTCGACAGCGGCGATCCGCTGCTCGGTGGTCTGCTTGAACGCGCGCAGTTCGTTGAGTTCGCGCTCCTGGTTCTCGCGCGCCCGGCGCTCGCGCTCGCGGCGCTCACGGCGCTTGATCTGCGCGGGAGTTAGCTGCTCCTCGGTGTCCTGCTCGTTGGACCCAAGGCGCTCGTCGTCATCGTCCTCGTCGTCGCCAGCAGCGGGCTCCTCGGCAGGCGCGGTACCACCCTCGGACGGCGCGTCGCTTTCGGGCTCCTCGATGATGATGATTTCGTCCTCGCCACCACCATCCTCGGTTTCGGTCATCGTGTTTTCGTCGGCCATAGTCTGTCCCCTCAGATAAACGCCTTGATGGCAAGCGGATCTTCCGCCTTGCCGATCAGGTCAAGGTCGTTGAAGATGACCAGCAGTGCCTCGATCTTCTCGGTATGGCTGAAGCCTGTCGCTTCATCGCTGGTCCTGTGCTCGCCGACCTCGATGGACCAGCGGTCGCCGCCGTACTTGGGCACGCGCACGAAATCACCGATCTGGCACCAAGCGCCCTCGGTCCACGGCTCGCCCGTGTTACGGTTACAGAAGGCCAACGGGCCTATGGACACCACCTTGGCGATCTGGGTGTTCCACTGGTCGATCTCGCGAACCTCGTCGGTCAGGATGATGCCGCCCTTGGTACGGTGCTTGGGCGTGCGCAACTGGCACAGCACACGGCTGCCAAGAGGAGTTATTCCCGGATCGCAGGGTGGGAAGGCTTCATCCAGACTGTCGTAGCCGAACTCGACCTTGTTCGTCATTTCAAGCATGCGCGCTCCTTGCTGTCTCTAAAGCGATTCGTCCTTGTCCTCGGCATCGCGGTACATTGTCTCGATTGCCTCGTATGCAAGACCAACGCCGTTGAACGTCCCGACACGACGGCCGTAGTCAAAGGACGAACCTTCGCCGGGGTGTTCCACGGCATCCACGGCAACTTCGTTCTGCAACTTCATCAGCCTGTCGCGAATGTCACCAATGTTCACTTGACCTTGCGGTCCTGCCGGTTGGTGTTGCCGGTCTTCACCGGCTCACCCATCCGCAGCAGCTTGGCCTGCGACGTGTTCGACGTGTTGCAGGCCATCTTACCGCCTTTCGGTTTATCGGATTTGTCAGCCATCATGCTTCTCCTTCATAGAGCTTCTGCCGCAGGGCGTAGCCCATGAGCGGCCAAATCTGGCGCACAGCATCCTCGTAGGCGAGTTTGCGCCCAAGCGCCTCGTCGAAGTTAGCGGCACTGGCCGGCGCAGACTTGCCGATGATCGTGAACCCATTCCTCAGAACGAGTAAACATATCGTCAGCACTCCTAGTGACGGATGCGCTGGGTATCCAAGCGCGGCTAGAGCAGCCCCCGCAGTAAAGTAGCCCTCCACCTCGATTGCGCTTTCAATGTCGGCCAGTGACACGCGCGGAGCCGTCCGACCTTCCGCGCATTCGGCCTCGGTGGCATTCAGTGATTCGCTTTGCATCGTGCTGTCTCCTTCACGGTCTTGGATTGGGATTCGGGTTGGTCGAGGTGCGCGCTGCGCCGAGGAGCGCAAGTTGCATCGCCATGGCATTGTCGGCGTCGTTCATGCCGACATCGGCAGCGCGATCCGCAGCGCTGTCCTGCTGCTCGACTGCCAGCTTCTGCTGGTCGAAGGCGCGGTCGGCAGCATCCTGCTGCTGCTCGATCTGCAAGCGTGCTCCATCGGACTGCGCGTCCTGTTGGAGTTTCGCCATCTCGATCTGGGTCTTGTCCTCGATCTTCTTGCGCTCCAGCTCCACGAACGGGTCGGGCGGAGCGGGCTGCTGCATCTGGGCGAGCATCTGTTGCGCCTGCTGGATGACCTGCGGGATAGCACTCAGCGTCTGCTGCCCCGCTTCAAGGGCCGAGAGATTGGCTTCGGCAAGCAGTTTGTCGAGGGTCTGCTTCTCCCGCGAATCGCCGTCCTCGTTCATCTCGCGCATGAAATCCCCAAGGTCGCGGCCCAGGCTATCGCTCACCGTCTTGAATACCTCGTGCGCGTACCACATGGCGACGTGCTCGCGGATGTGGCCGAGCATGATCGGGAGGACGCTCGGGGCGATGATCGGCAGCGCGCCGAACAGCGGGGCCTGCATGTAGGTGATGTGGGTCGCGAGGTGCGACAGATGGTCCTGCTCGGGGAAGGCCACCACCGGCCTGCCGAGCGACGCTGCTACGTTCTCGTTGACCGCGTTCTGCTCCTTGGGCACCACCGCAGGCACGAGCAGCGCCTCGGCGCCCGGCACCTTGAGCGTGCGCAGCACCATCTCCTCGACCTTGCGCTGGTCGTAGAGATCCGGCTTGAGATCGTCCCGCTGCGAGACGGTCTGCACCTGCGCGATGCGCTGCGTCTCGCTGAAGATGTTGGGGTCGGAGACGGGGCACACGTCCATGGCGCCCTCGAAGTCCGCGCGTGTCGCCAGCAGTTCGCCTGCTTCACGCGCCGTAGCTTCGTCGTCGAGGTGGCGCGCGTTGAGCCGGTGCAGGATGTCGAGCAGGCGCCCCATCGCGTCGTGCATGCGTCCGTGGATGGCGCTGAACACCACGAGGCCCTGCTCAATGCGGGCAAGCGTGGTGCCAACCGGCACGTCGGCCTGCATGTCGGGCAAGTCGTCCAGTGCGGTGCGGACGACGCCCTTGCCCGCCTGGACAATGAACTCAAGCAGTTGGAACAACGTCTGCGAAGGGCCGTTGAATGGCATCGGCATGGCGATCTTGCGGATGTCGTCGGCGGCGAAGCCACCCTCGATCTCCAGCACCTCACCGGGCTGCGGCGTGCGGGTCTGGCCGCCGATCTTGCCGCCCTTCAGCTTGAGCGCAGACGGTGCGTTCTGGATGTGCGCGGAGTCGAGCAGGGCGCGCAGCGCGCCGGTTGCCGAGCCCGACAGGCCCCCGATCATGTGCGTCAGGCCAATGGAGTAGGCCCCGCGCCACGGGATGAAGGGGTACTGCACGAAATGCTGCAACTCCTCCTTCGCTTCATCTTCCGGCGACCAGTTGCGGTAGACCGCAAGCACCTTCATCGATGTCTTGTCGATGCTGATGATGTAGGGTGCCGCGCCCTCGTCCTCGATGTCAGCGATGGTGAACACCTCGAACACGGTCCGCAGCCCGTCCTCGTTGTAGTTCGTCTCCTCGCGCCCCTCGATCGGGTTGTTGGCCTTGGTGGCCTCGGACATGTCGGGGTCCATCCCGGCCATGCCCGCATCGACATCGCGGTACATGCCGGACTTCACCCTGCGCTCGAAGTCGACGCGGGTGAGATACTGGACGTGGGTCTTGCGCTGGGCAGTGTAGAAGTTGGTGGCCGCAAAGGGCAGATACATCTCGTCGACGCCGACGAACAGGAACTCGGGGCGGTTGCGGTCTTCCAGCCATGTGACCTTGAGATACTGGTCGCCGCCAAGCGGCACCTGCGTGACCAATTGCTCCAGTTCCGCGCGGAACTCCTTGCACTGCTTGGTCAACTGCCAGTTCATCAGGTTGGTCTTGCGCTGCGCCTTGGCGATCTTCTCCTCGGTGATGCGGCCGGGGATATAGTCCTTGACCGGGCCACCGCGCGGGAAAAGCTCCTTCATCACGCGCGACGAGAAGTCGACGCAGCCCTCGACCAACATGGGGTGGACTGTCTTGGACGCGCCGACAAAAGCAGCTCCGCCCGGAGCCTCGTCGCTCAGGCCGGTGCGCCGCAGGCCCTCGGCGTAGAGTTCATCGCGCTTACTGCGCGCGTTCTTGTCGATCTCGATCAGTTCGAGCAGGGAGGACGAAATCTCGGCCAGTTCGCTGTCGGGGAGCGTCTCGGCGAGGTTGCGGTAGAACTCGCCGTCGTCGTCTTCCTCGTCGTCGTCGCCGATGACAATCAGCGCGCCGCCATCGGCGGTGTCCATGATCTCAGGCTGCACGCCCTCGTCCATCTCGACGAGTTCGCCCTCGATTTCGTCGTCTTCAGGCTCCATCGCGAGCGTGCATCCTGTCCTTGGCGGAATGTGCGTGCGCGCGTTCTATCACTGCAAGCAGCAAATATCAACGGGGCGTGCAGCGCTCACTCCTCCATGAGCTTGAACTGGCCGCGTGTGAGCAGACCCAACGCAGTGTGCAGATCGGGCGCTGCATTGACGAAGTGGGTGCGTATCTCGTCATTCGGCATGTGCTCGCGGCACACGCAGATCAGCGCGTCGGGGCTTATCTTGCCGTCGTCGATGTCGCGCAGCATGGAGACCAGCGCATCGCGCGGGGTCCACAAGCGGCAGTCGGAGGCTTTGGTGGCCCGCCTCTCGGAGAGGCTCACGGGGTAGTCAGCAAAGTCGGTCACGCCTGTCTCCTCTATACTGCGTAGGGGTTGCTGTAATCGGGTGGTGGAGGCGGCTCGTAGCCCTTGCGCTCCTCCGGCGGGCGGATAGTGGTCAAGAGTTGCTTGTCCATGCACAGCCGAATCGCTTGTGTTACAACGTCCACGTAGTCGTCGTGCTTGGTGGACCCTTCTCCAGTGAAGCTGCACAACTGCGCGATCAGCGGCTCGCACCAGTTGCGCGGCTTGCCGGGCATGTTGTTGCTCTCGGGCATCCACACCCGCTTCTGGGCGAAGATGGGGGAGACGATGTGCAGGCGCGACAACTTGTCCGCACGTCCGGGGTTGTAGGCGTAGGCCTCGATGCCGCCTTCCGCGAGGGTCTGGCGCAGCGAGATACCCGACCCCTTGTCCTCGATCAGGAGGATGTCGGGCTTGCGTCCTGACCCGACCGGCTTGGCGCTGCCGATGATCGGCTTTATCATGGCGTCGTCCTCGTCGTCGCCGTACCTGTTGTTCATCTCGCGCCGGACGCGGCGCGCGAGCTCGGGCAGCCCGAGGTGCGCGTCCCAGCAGTCGAGCAGCATGACGTTAGTACGCTTTTCGTGGTGGAACACACCGAACACGCCGCAGGCGGTCGGGTCGGCATCGCCCTTCTTGTCCATCGTCTTCTCGGTGAAGGCGGTATCGAGCGACATGATGATCCACTGGAAAGCCGGCAGCGGCTTGTCGGCAGGCCATAGTCGCAGCCACGAGCGGCGGATGATGCCGCTCTCCTCGGGATCGAGTAACTCGCCGTAAAGCTCCTGTCGGCCCAGCTTGGTGCCGTCGTAAGCTTCAATCTGCGCAAAGAAACTCTCGGGCAGGTTGACGCGGTTGTCGAAGGTCGAGCCGCGCACGATGACGCGCCCGGCCTTGGGCGCGGTCAGTCGGCGGATCAGCGCGTTGGGCTTCGGCGTGGAGGTCCACACGATCTGCGGCATTGGCCCGAGGCGCATGCCGAACATCATCATATCCCACACATCCTCGCCGTCAGGACCCCACGCCGCAAGTTCGTCGGCCCAGCACGCAGCTGCTTGCGGGCCGCGCAGACGATCGGCCTTCTCCGCCGAGAACCCGCGGATCATCGCCCCGTTCTTCAGCGTCAGCACCAGTTCGGTGCGGTTCCAGTTCTCGATGCAGGCGTGCGGGATGATGCTCATCAGGCCGCTCTCGCCCTCGAAGCAGGTCATGCGCACGTCCTGCTGGGTCGGCGCGATAACATGTTTGGGCAGCGCCTGTGGATCTTCCCAAGCGGCATGGAACAGCCACTCGGCGCCTACGCGCGTGTTGTGCGTGGGGATCATGCCCTCGCCGACGAGGAACATGCTGTTGCGCCCATCTACAGTCAGGCACCGCATCGGCTTGGGAGGTATCTCCTCCCACCTGACGATCATGCGGTGCCTGTTGCGCAGCGCCTGCGCACCCGGATCGCGCCACGCCCGCGCCTTGCGAGGAAGATCGAAAGGCTGGAACGTCGGCCTCCACTTGACCCGGTACTTAGGCCCGCAATCCTTGCCGTAGAGATTTGCCCGACCTTCGGCCAGCACAGGCTTCTGCCCCAGCGACCGCGCCAACTCGACCACGCCATCGGCGAGCGTCTTGTCAGTCGAGCAGAACTCGATGCAGCCATTCGTCGGATCGCAGTGTCCGTCGCTATCGAGCAGGCCGGCAAGCAATCTGCGGCGCTGCCACGGCGCGCCTTCGAGGTACAGGCGCGGGACGTGCTTGTTGTCGAACACCCCCAGCGCCCTTATCTGGGGAAGCAAGCCGTTAGCGCGGAAGTCACGTTCCGGGGCCTGCCGCACCGGGACGCAGGTGAACCCCGCGCTCGTGAACAACCCCGTGACTATGTGGCAGTCCTCCTCGTGACAGGATATGCGGGAGTCGCGCGCCGTCCCGTTGCCGAGCCAGTAACCGAGTACCCACGGATCGAGGGGTTGGTGCTTGCGTTCGTAGAGCAGGTCGCCGCAAGTCGGGACGCAGTGGTTGGTGTCACCGCGCGAGCTATGCGTGAAAGTATCGACTATGTCCTGTGTCGTGCGGATCTGCGGCCCGCAGTAGCCGATCAGTCCTGACTTGCTGTGATAGAGCGGCTGCCTGAAAGCAGGCCAGTCGACCGGAAAGTCCCCCACTCCGGGATTGTGGCGCAAATACTGCTTACGGTCCCGGTGGGTCCAAGTGACCCACTGGTGCTCGTCGCAAGCGTCGATGAACGTGCCATCGCTGAAATGCAGGCGGTACGCCTTGAGCGGGGTGCCGTCGAACACCTTGACGATGGTGCAGGGTGCGCCAGCCTCATCAAATACCGGGTCCCCCACCGCAAGATCACCCAGCCGCCTCCACCCGTTCGGGGTAGGTACTGGAGTGTCAGCGCAAATGAGCTTCCCCCAACCTCTGCCGGCTTGTGCGCCGAACTCGGTCCACGGGGCCCCGGGGTCGGGCGTGCTGGCGCGCGGTGCATCAGCGCGGCAGCCGATGTTGACAGCTTGCAGCCAAGCCGCCTGCTCGTCGTGCGGAGGCGGCACCTGGTCGGGCCGTGCCTTGCCAAGCCAGTCAAGGCGGTGCAGCGTGTAAGCCGCGTGCTCGGGCGAGAGCTTCCTGAGCTTCGCCTCCAGATCCGCGCCGAGCAGGTCGTCAGGGTTCATGGGTGCCTAGCCGCTCGTTTATTTGCTCGAACTTGGCGTTCATCTCCTCGATCCGCTTCTGCGCCTGCGTCAGCGCGACAGCCAGCGGGAGCGAGTCGCAGGT